CAGTATGGTCACAACAACACAGCTTACAGCAACTTGTTGACCCAGCTAATTTCAAGTCATACGATGAGTTAAAGACTAAACTCTACAGAGTTCTTGACCTCGCAAATGATACTGCTGAAGAATCTGCTCCATCTCCGTATGAAGCCGAAGACACTTCAGATGACCTCGATATTTCAAGCACAGTTGCGTCGGCACCAGTTCCGACTCCAGCAGTGGCTGAAACGAATTCATCAGTAGATGACGATGACGATGACCTTTCAATTTTTAAGGAACTTGCTCGTAACTAATCTAAGGTGGGGGCTCTCGGGTCCCCATATTCACAGGAGAAAGTATGTCAATTAAAGAAACAACAAATATGATTGACTTCGACTTTGGCTTTACAGCCATGACAGAAGATGAATTATCAGTTGTACAAGAAACTAAAGCTCAAGCAGAGTCTGCATCAGCAACAGCTGAACAAGCAACTCAAAGAGCTGAAATCATGTATGCGGCTATTATGCCATTGTTAAATAATCTCAAGGCCAACCCAGAAAAAGATTATATCTACTGGCCAAACCGTTATGAGAAACTTGACGCTTTTGCAGATAAACTACATCAAATTCTTAGCGGAGAATAAATTATGAGTCTACTTGACAAAATGTTGAAGGCAGGTTCAGTCAAAGGGTCGACTGTACTATCTAAAAGCTCCTTCTTCAATACTAAAGACCCAATACAAACAGAACTACCTATTGTTAATATCGCATTCTGCGGTTCATTAAAAGGTGGTTTACTTCCAGGTCTTACAGTTGTGGCTGGTGAATCCAAGAGTTTTAAAACTCTTCTCGGTCTATACTGTATGAAAGCTTATCTTCAGAAATATCCTGATGGTGTAGCTATCCTTTACGATTCTGAGTATGGTATTACTCCAGAATATCTTGAAAGTTATAATATTGATACTGACCGTGTCATTCACGTACCAATCGAAGACGTTGAACAATTGAAGTTTGACTGTACTAAACGATTAGACGAAATCGAAAAAGGCGATAAGGTCTTTATTATGATTGACTCTATTGGTAACCTTGCATCTCGTAAAGAGGTTGAGGATGCGATGAATGAGAAATCAGTTGCTGATATGACAAGAGCAAAACAGCTTAAATCATTATTCCGTATTGTAACACCAAAACTTACTGGTAAAGATATTCCAATGATTGCCATCAACCACACATACAAAGAGATTGGATTATTTCCTAAGAACATTGTATCAGGTGGTACAGGTATTTACTACTCAGCTAACCAAATCTTTATCATTTCTAAATCTCAACAGAAAGAAGGTACTGACCTTGCAGGGTTTAAGTTCACAATTAATATTGAGAAATCTAGATATGTTAAAGAGAAAGCTAAATTACCATTTACAGTTCTTTACGATACCGGTATTCAAAAGTACTCAAGTCTGTTTGACTTAGCTCTTGAGTCTGGGCATTTGACAAAGGCTAACCAAGGATGGTATAATGTAGTCAATATGGACACGGGTGAAATCATTGAACCAAAAAGACGTTCAAAGGATATCGAACAGGACGAAGACTTTTTCAAAGGCTTAATTGCTGATGAAAGGTTTAACGACTTCGTAGAGAAAAAATTTAAATTAACTACACTTGAATCTGGAGAAGATGAATATGATAGAGAAGACGATACTATCGAATCTGATACTGAATGAGGAATATAGCCGAAAGGTTTATCCTTATCTAAAAGACGATTACTTCGATGACATCTCTTATCGTAAAATCTTTAACACCGTTACAGAATATGTAGAGCAATACAAAGAGCCTCCCACCATAGAGGCTCTTAAGCTCTCACTTGAAAAGCGTAAAGACCTCAACGAAGATACGTATAACACAATCCATGAACTGATTGGTGAGTTTGAAATTGATGACTCAACCAATCCACAGTTTTTACTTGACGAGACTGAAAAGTTTTGTCAAAACAAAGATTTATATAACAGCATTCGTAAATCTATTCTTATCCTTGATGGACAAGACAAAGAAAATGACAAAGGTAGCATTCCAAAATTGTTATCTGATAGCTTGGGTATATCTTTTGACTCAAGTGTTGGTCACGATTTCTTAACTGATTTCCAAGACAGATACGAACACTATCATAAGAAAGAAGAGCGTATTCCGTTTGACATTGATATTTTAAATAAAATTACCAAGGGTGGTTTACCTCGTAAATCAATGACAGTATTGCTTGCAACTACTGGAGGTGGTAAATCATTATTGAAATGTCACATGGCTGCTAATCATCTTATGTATGGTAAAAATGTTCTGTATATTACAATGGAAATGGCAGAAGAAGAAATTGGTCGTAGGATTGATGCAAACATCATGGATATTACACTTGACGAAGTTAATGAGATTCCAAGAGATGTTTATGAAAAACGAATGGCTCGATACAAAACAAAAACCACTGGTAAGTTGGTTATCAAAGAATATCCGACAGGTTCAGTTCACTCTGGTCACTTCAGACATTTATTAAATGAGTTGAAACAGAAGAAGAATTTTGCACCTGATGTAATATTTTTAGATTACCTCAATATCTGTGCATCAGCAAGAGTAAGAGGTGCAGCTGCATCAAGTAGTTATAACCTAGTTAAGAGTATTGCCGAAGAGGTACGTGGTCTTGCAATGGAATATAACTGTGCTGTTGTTACATCATCTCAGTTCAACCGTGATGGTTATGGTAACTCTGATGTTGATTTGACTAATACATCTGAATCTATGGGTATTACTCATACAGCTGATTGTATTTTAGCTCTCGTAACATCTGAACAACTCGACGACCTTGGTCAACTTATGTTGAAGCAATTGAAGAATCGTTGGGGTGACATCAGTTGGTATCGTAGGTTCCTTGTTGGTATTGATAGAGCAAAAATGAAAATCTATGAACTTGAAGAAAGTGCACAGAACAATATCAATATTGACGACAGCTCTGGCGGTAGCTCTGGAAAAAAGAAGATGATTGAAGATGATGGTCCTGTTTTTGACAAGACAGACATCGGTCAACGATTAAGTAAGAAACGAAAGGGTGTTTTCAACGACGTACACTTGATTTAATTTTTATAAATAACTGAAACACCACATATTTCAATAAGGTATTATGAAAAGTTTTAGTTCATTTGCAAAACAACCACTAGAAGAAAAGCTCAAAGTATCTGATGGTTTAGGTGCATGGATTGATGATTTCCAAAAGTCAGATGCACCTCAATTTAAAAATGCCGATAAAGAAAAGCGTCGTAATATGGCGATCGCTGCGTTTACTTCTGCAGGTGGAAAACTTGATGAGAACGATCCTTGTTGGAGTACTCATAAACAAGTAGGAATGAAAAAGAAAGGCAACAAAATGGTGCCTAACTGTGTTCCTAAAGAAGAACGAAATATTGCTTTAACCTTTGGAGACTTTTCAGGTCTAACAGAAGCACCTATTGATACTCCAGATTATTCTGGAGATGATGTATCATTTGCTATCGATGTTTTATCTAAAATCGACGATGGTATTTCAACAATTGATGGTGCAATTGAAGTTGACAATCGTAATGGTAAAACCAATAGTAAAAAGCTCGGCCTCTTTGCTATTATGCCTGGTAATCAACGTGTTAAATGGGCATCATTAGCAAGACAAATTATTGCTGATACTCCAGATTTAGAAGAAGGACCACAACCACCTTCTGATAGAATGGATAAAGATATTACAGTTAAACATAAAGACATGGACCGATATATCTATGTTAATTGTAGACCAGACGGTAAACGTAGTAAAGCAGGAGATGACCCAAACGAATTAATGACTGCTGCTCTATGCCTTAAGTCAAAATTAACTGCACCAAAAACAGTCGAAGAAATGGACGAACTAATTGAGTTTTGTAAATTAAATCTCAATAAAGTTAAAGGAGCATCAGCCGGTCAAATAGCAAGTTTAGATGGACAAGATTATGTTAATCTTTGTCAAGCTGTATCTGCTGCTTTATCAATGCATAAAGCAGGTTATGGTAAAGCAGATATGGTATATCTTACTGGTCAAGCATGGGATAACGATGTCAAACAATTTCAAATAACAAAATATGGAATGAAGGACTTTAATAGTTCTGACTTTATCGTTAAGAAAGGTGCTAACTTCTGTGGCGTATCACTTAAAAAGAAAAAACGTATTACAGAAAATGACCCAACACTAATTAATAAATCATTTGGAACTCTGTTCCAAGACCCCAAATTTGATAAGTTAATGAAACAGCTTGACAGAAGTGCAGCTGCATTTTATATTAAAGTTATTAGAGAAGCAGGTCGTAATCCTAAAAGATGGAAAATACCTCCAGCAGTAGCTAATGACATTAAGAAAAATATAACAAAACTAAACGTTAATAATTGGAAAAAGTTTGTAACACGTTTACCAAACGACTTGATTAATTATAAGTTAAAAGGTGCAGGTTCTTTCTTTGAACCATTATATAAATTAATATTAAAAAATTCAGACTTATTAGCAAATCAATTAGTAGATTTAATTTTTAAAGCTGATTTAAAAGACCTCAAAAGAGTTAATTTTGATTTTACTCTTGTTACAGGTATTGGTGACTACGGTCCTCGTAAAGGTGTAGATATATCAGAAGGTGACTATAAAGATATTAATACAGTCACTACCATGTTAAATGGTTTAGTTAAAACAGGTAAAAATTCAATACGACCAACAAAGGGCGCAGTTCAAGCTTTTGAAAAAGAAGCAACAGCTGCTATGTTAAAGTTTGACTTAATGATTGGTAGAGTAGCAGTTGCTCATATCATATTAAGATATAAAGGAAACTTTAGAGCAGCACCAACATTTACTGCAGAAATGACAGACGAATTTAAAGCGATGTTTAAAGCAAAATGATAAGATTTAAGACATATTTAGAAGAAGCGGCCGGAGCTAATCTCCACATGACACATTTAGAAGATGCTGTCTTAGATGGTGGAGTCAATGGAACGCGTAATGTATTCCAATATCTTCAAGCACTTCGTGATATGCTTGGTGGTAATACAAAGGCACCAGTTAAAATTTCAGTTAAATGGGATGGCGCTCCTGCAATCTTTGCAGGTACTGACCCATCTGATGGCAAATTCTTTGTTGCTAAAAAGGGAGTATTTAACAAAACTCCAAAACTATATAAAACAAATGCAGAAATAGATAATGACCTAAGCGGAGATTTAGGAGCTAAATTTAAAGTAGCTCTTGCAGAATTCTCTAAGCTTGGAATTGAAGGAGTAGTGCAAGGTGATTTCTTATATACGAACGACGATCTCAAAACAGAAAATATTGATGGAGAACCGCATATTACTTTCCATCCTAATACCATTGTTTACGCGATACCTAAAAACTCAGACCTCGGTAAACAAATTGAACGATCCAAAATCGGTGTGGTTTGGCACACAACGTACCGAGGAGCAACTCTTGACTCAATGCAAGCAAGTTTTGGAAAGGCGATATCAACAAAACTTAAAGAAATCCCGTCAGTCTGGCACGTAGATGCTATATTCCAAGACCACTCAGGTAAAGTAACATTTACAGCCGCAGAAACAAAGTCGTTCAATAAATTATTATCAGATGCAGGTCGTATATTCAGAACTATTAAGCCATACGCATTAAACGAATTAAAAGATAACGAAGAACTGAACAAAAGAATTAATACATTCATTAATAAAAAGGTACGAGAGGGACAACGAATTCAAAATGTTCCAGCTGCAATTAAAGACATGCAGAAATTTATTAATGAATATTATCAGAAACAAATGGATAGTGTTAAATCACAAGCTGCTAAAGATAGGAAAAAAGCAGTGCGTGACAGTGTCCTAAAATATTTTGCTAGAGGTAATCTCAAAGAAGTAAATAAAGTATTCACATTATATAATTTATTAGTAGATGCAAAAATGATTGTAATCGCTAAATTAAATTATAGTGATGGTTTAAGAACTCTTTTGAAAACAAATACAGGATTTGAAGTAACAGGACAAGAAGGGTTCGTTGCTATTGACCATCTTGGTCGTAATGCTTTAAAACTTGTTGACAGATTAGAATTTAGTAAAGCAAACTTTAGTACTGAATATATTAAAGGGTGGCAGAAATAAATAAAATATAATGAGGTGATTGTACATGCCTACAAAATTAAAACCAAGCCAGGTGGTTAAAGACAGAAATACTGGCAAACTAAATACACAACATTTTTATATCAAACAGACTCCACAAAAAGAGTTATTTGAATATATCAATAATAAATCTGGTAAACCAAAAATAAAACAAAAGTGTTTAAATGAGTTAGCCAGACGCAAAATAAAAATTCAATGGGTTAAACCAGAATAGCAAATCAAATTTTATTATGAAATCAATGACCTTAATGATTGACAAACATAGCAAAATAGTATATAATAACTTTTTATCATAGGAGAATTATGAAATGGGACGAATACAGGACCGAGGTCACGACGGTGGAAACATTTGGCGATGGCAAACGATTGAAAAATATGTTCGAAAGAACGGGTGGACAAAAGGAGCTGAACTTGGAGTTTGGCTTGGTGAAACATTTAAGCATTTGGTTAAAACTTGCCACAATCTGCACCTTATTGGTGTTGATTTATACGAAGCTCAACCAGGTTACGACGGACCCGAGCAATGGACTCGAGGGGAAAATGGCCATGCCTGGGACCACGAGACTTACTATCAAGACCTATTAAGATTCTGCCAAGCATATCCAGGCCGTGCAGAAATAATTAAAGATTACACAACTGAAGCAGCAAAAACAATTGACGACGAAAGTTTGGATTTTGTTTTTATTGATGCCGACCACAGTTATAATGGTGTTATGAGAGACGTAGAAGCTTGGGCACCAAAAGTGAGAAAGGGTGGTATGATTATCGGCCACGACATTCATTTTCCAACAGTCAAACAAGCTGTGGAAGAGTTATACGGAGAAGGTAATTATATCGTAGAAGATGATTTTTTATGGTTAGTTGAGAAAACTTAATGAAAAGAACAACAGTGATTAATTTTTATGGGGGACCATGCTCTGGTAAATCCACAGCAGCGGCCGGTTTGTTTTACAAGATGAAACTATTAGGTTACAGTGTAGAACTCACAGATGAGTTTGCAAAAGAGTGTGTATGGGAAGAAAATATCCCAATGCTTAAAGACCAATTATGGATTCTTGCACATCAACATCGGAAAATTTTAAGATTGGCTGAAAAGGTAGATTATGTTATTACAGATTCTCCTGTATTACTCAGTCCAATTTATCGTACTAAATATGGTGACCCAATGTATA